GCAGAATATTTTATTGATAACCTTGATTTTAATGCTGTTTTATCTCCTAATTCAAAAACAGGACCTGCTTTAGGTACAACAATCAGCTTCGAAGTTACAGAACCATTTAGTATGGGTAACTTTATTCAAGCAGTTACAGGTATTGCCAAAACATCTGGTTATGCAAATTACTTAGACGCACCATTTGCTTTGAAAATAGACTTTGTTGGTTGGGACGAAGAAGGTGCAACAGATGCAGACTTTGTAGGTAATGCACATTGGGTACCAATTAAAATGACAAAGATGGATTTTAGAGTAGATGGCTCTGGATCTAAGTATCAAATTGAAGCAGTTGCATATTCTGAAACAGGATTAGGCGATGCGGCAGCCAAATGTAAATCACCTATAAAAGCAAAAGGGGATTTAGTATACAAAGTTTTGAATGGCGAAGAAGATAGTGTAACATCTGCTTATAATAATAGAGTTACAGCACTTGAAGATGAAGATACCTTAAAGGGCGGTGATAGATTTATAGTTGCGTTTCCTAAAGATCCAAATGATCTTGTTAAAACAGTAGAGAGTAATTTAGGTGGCAGTGCCGCTGAAACAGATAGAATTGTAAGAAGTGTTACTTCAGATGTAGATCTTGATTCAAGACCACAGTTTACAAATTATAGAGTTGACGAACAAGTAGAATTAAAAAGCCTAAGCAAAAGTGCTTTGCTTACAGCATTGCAAAACTTTGCAAGAGATGAAGGACAAATGAATTTACTTGGTTTAAGTGTAATGCGTACAAATAATACAGCAGGCGCAAATACACAAGCACCAAAAATGGTAGAAACTTATGATGAAAATGATGAAGGTACAGCAGACCGCTCGAACATTGCAGTTGCAGATAGAACATTAGATGTTTATAGTTTTGAAAAAGCAACTCGCATTGATGAAATAATTGAAAAGGTGTTATTGGACAGCGACCAATTAAAAGAACTTGCAACACGTGAGTCAAAAAATGGAACCAAAGAATGGTTTAGAATAGATACAAAAGTTTTCATTGATAACGATCCTGTTGCTACTGAACAATTAGGACGTCCACCGAGAATATATGTTTACAGTGTTATACCATATTTCCATGATGAATCTAAAGTACAAGCGCCTACAGAAAAACCTACTAATATTGAAGGTTTAAAAAAGGCGGCAGTAAAACAATATGATTACATCTATACAGGAAAAAATGAAGATGTTATAAATGTTGACTTACAGTTCAATATGGCATTTATGCAGACAGCGTTTGCAAACTACGGTAACAACACAGGTGCGCAAAGATCTGGTACAGCAAACAGAATGTCTATGCAAAATAACGATGAAGCAAATAGAGCAAAACCAGCAGAAAATAAAGGCAATGCTAATAACAGAGAAGCCGGTAAGGAAGTTGCTGAAAAAACAAGATCACAAGTTACATCAGGATCAAGAGACTTTGACGTAAGACAAAAAATTGCAGAAATGTTTAATGATATGTTAAACTATAGCAGTGCAGATATGCTTAGTGTAGAACTAAACATATGGGGAGATCCGTTTTTTATTCCGCAACAAACAGGAAACTATACAGGAAGAACTGTTGGTAATCCTAACATGACAGAAAACGGCACTGTGCAATATTTGACTAACCAAGTATATTGTGTTCTTAACTTTTTAACTCCGTTTGATTACCAAGTAAATGGCGCCACAATGGAAATGCCAAGAATCGTTCCGGAATTTAGCGGATTGTATGTAGTAACACAAGTTTCTAATAAGTTTTCAAGTGGACAGTTTACACAAACACTTACAATGTATAGAAAAACTGGACAAGCAGACGAACCTACAGACAATAATAAAGGTGCAGTGGTTACAGATAGTGGCGCCGCACCGCAAACAGGACCAGGTGCAGAACAACGTGCTAACAGTGCAGTGAATAATCAACAAGGCGGAACAAATTGTGATAACATAGTAACTGTTCCTGAAAGTGATGAAATTATAGATGCATACGGAGAGGACTTTAGTAATCCTACTCCTATTATATCATCCAACACAAGATTACCTGGGACAGTTTCAGTTGGTGAAGTTACTTACAGCCCATTTGGAGATGCAATTTTTGCAAATAATTCTGCGGCATCAAAAACAGTGTCAGCAGTTTCTAATGCTAATGCTCAGGTTCAACGAGCGCAAGAACTGCAAGCCTTAAATACTGAATACACTAAAAGAGTACAAGCAATATCTTCTGGTAATAGGCGATTAGGAGGCTTATTAGGTCTATGAGTTATGAAATTGACCAAATTGACAAAGCAGTTTTAGAATTAATAGCAAAGCATGAATCCGGTAGCTTAGGCTATTATGCTGTATATCCTGGCCTCCGTAATGAAGAAATTACACAAATGACTTGCGCACAACTTTTGCGTTATATGAAAAATAGAACAGATAGTGGAGTAAGATCAAGTGCATGTGGAAAATATCAATTTATAAGAGTATCATTATCTGATACAATTAACACAGCAGGAATTGATCCTCGTAAAACTTTGTATTCAGAAGAAGTCCAAGATTTTTTAATTCTAACAAGGTTAAAAAGATATCGTAAACACAATGATTGGAAGTCAGGTGAATTACCAACAGACAAGTACATGATAAAACTTGCACAAGAATTTGCAAGTATGCCTGTACCATATGCTATGAAAGGAGCATCAAGACAACTTAACAAAGGACAAAGTTATTACGCAGGTGATGGTCTCAATTCTGCTCATCACGATCCAGATACACTTTATACACAATTAGAAGATATCAAAGCAGGAGGTACTGGTGAAATAACTTCAGTAGATGTTACACCCGCTGGACCTAATCAGGGACAAAGTGTAATCGGTACAAGTCCACGTACACAAACAGAACGTGCAGTATCTGGCACAGGATCAACAGCATCTCCAGACAGAGGACATCCTGGAGCACAGCCTTTACCAAATTCGGCACTACCGTCTGCAGGAGATGTTTATGTTTACAGACCAATTGATCCTTTAGACGATAGATATGATTTTAGGACAGGAACACATGTTAGAGACATTGGAGTATACGGCACAGATTCTGTTGCATCAAATCCAGTAGTTGCAACAAACGTAGGTGAATCTAATTCAGTCATTGATAGTGGCGTTATACATCCAGATGTAGATGGAGAGGATCCTCGAGGCAAAGACCAAATACCACAAGATCCTACCCCAGCAGAAACTAATGATACAGCGGCAGCAACTTCATCCGCAGACGATCTGGCTGCCGAGTTAGATGCATTTGGAGGATTAGGCGAACCTGTGTCTGATCAAACACCATGCCCAGAACCAGTTACACAAAATTTACCTCAAGCAGAACCAACGGTGGTTATTACACAAACTAATACAGGAACAAATGACGAAACTGTAGAAACAAATAAATCAGTTGAAGAAGTAAACCCCAGAGATACAAAACAGTTTGGCGGAGATAACGAAACACCAGCACAAAGACGTGAACAAAAAGTACAAAATATTTTAAACAAAACTTACGACAGGCGCGGCGATGCACGTAAAGCTTCAAGAAAAGCAGAAATATATAATCCTGGCGTAAAATATAAACACATTGCAGCCGGCAATGGCAAGTATATCGTAGTAGAAGAAGGATAATATGCAGTATAAACGTAGTAGTAGATCAAGACCAGAAATTAGAGACAACGTTTTATATGAAGCTGTTGTTGTAAATCATCTTGATCGTAGATATATGGGTGGCTTAGAAGTTGAAATATTAAACTACACTACTTCAGGCGATACACCGGAACTTACTGGACAATTAAAACATGTAAGATATCTTTCTCCGTTTTACGGTATAACACCAAACACAGGTTTATCACCAAATGACGGATATGCTAACACACAAAAAAGTTATGGCATGTGGGCAGTACCACCAGATATTGGAACAAGAGTTTTAGTTTGTTTTGCTGAAGGAAATGCAAACTTTGGATATTGGATTGGTTGTATACCTGATGACTATATGAACTTTATGGTTCCTGATCCACGTTCAGCTACTGAGCGTACCACCGACAGCACACCTCCATCACTTACAGGTGCAAAACTTCCTGTAGGCGAATATAACAAATTATTAGAAACAGCAGAATTATTAGACCCAACACTTTTTAACAAACCGTACAATAAAGATTTTGTAGGTGTCTTAGAAGCACAGGGTTTATTATACGACGAAACACGCGGTACAACAACATCAAGTTCAAGACGTGAAACACCAAGTATGGTGTTTGGCATAAGCACACCAGGACCGTTAGACAAAAGAACAGGCTCACCAAAAGCAAGCGTAGGACCAGCAGGCGACAAAGTTAGAATGCCGTCTAATAGGTTAGGCGGATCGTCTATTGTAATGGACGACGGTGACGACAAACTAATAAGAAAAACACATGCAGAAGATGGACCTCCGTTTTATGTTAATGCAGAAGCAGGAGAATTAGGTGGCGACGAAACTATACCTCAAAATGAAGGTATACGTATTAGAACACGCACAGGACATCAAATATTACTACACAATTCAGAAGACTTAATCTATATTGGTAACAGTAGAGGAACTGCATGGATCGAACTTACTTCAGATGGAAAAATTGATATTCATGCAACTGATAGTATTAGTGTTATGAGTGGTCAAGATGTAAACTTTACAGCAGAAAGAGATTTTAATGTTGATGCTGGCCGTAACGTGAATATTAAGGCATCTGGTAGATGGGCAGATTTTCAACATTTTGAAGATGGCAAAGAAAACGGTAGAGTGCAAATTGAAGCATTATTTAATAAAAATGTTATTGTGGGCGCAGATTATAAAATAAAAATTGACGGCGAAGCAGATACTACAATAGGTAAAGATAATAACACTTCTATATCAGGTGCAGATCATTTAACTGTAAAAGGTAACATCTATGAACGCACAGATGGTTCTAAACATTCAAGTAGTAGATTGTCACAATACAGAACATCAGATCTTGCTATACATGATACAGCAACAAATGCATATTTCCTTAGTGCAAAAGCAATACAGAATAAAGCAACCGGTGGAGATAGTAGATCTTATATTAACGGAAACATAGAAACTATTGTTACCGGACACAGACATGAAAACATTACTGGTGAAGTACACTTAATTACAGAATCAAATCATCGTACTTTAGTAGGCGCAGATGTATCGTTAACTGCCGCTACAACAATTGATACTTTTGCTGGCGGCAACATAAACACAACTACCCAAGCAAGTAGTTATTTGACAGCATCAACAAATATTAATCAACAAGCTGGCGGAATTATTGCTGGTGATGCAGGCGAAATACATTGGAACAGTGGACTAAGTGGAGGAGCATCATTAGGAAATGATCCTACTGCGGCAATAACAGCGTTAACAGCAGTGAAAGCGACTGCACCAGAAGGTGCAGAGGCACCAAACTTATTAGTAACAGTTCCGTTACCATATGTGTTCCCGGGTGCGGTTGGCGCAGTGCCTTACGAAAGTATACTTACAAGAGCACCGCAACACGAACCGTGGACACAACATGAAAATATGAATCCACAAGGATATAAGCCACAACAAACAGATAGAGAATCTCCGGGCATATTACCATTGAATGATAGAATTATCACACCTGATACATTTATAGGCGGCAAAACATTAGATGGCCAAAGCAAAACAGTTACAGGCAGTAGTGGTGCAGGACAATCATCTACATTCTTTGACGGTGGCACAGGCGACGGACAGATTACAAACAACGCACAAGGTAGAGGTACAGCAACAACATCAACAAGAGGCGATTTTGCTGTAGATACTGCACGAGGATCAGGATCAGGTTGTAACTCATTCTTCATAGGTGATGGTGCATTAGGAGAAATTAAAACTAAGAGCGGACTTACCACAATGGTTGCAGAACTATTTGTTCCTAACTTCCAAGGATTTATTGATGACTTAGAAGCTACAGGTTACCAAATTAAATCATTGGGCGGATACTGTAAGAGACAAACTGTAAGTGGATCAAGTTGGTCTGTACATGCTTCAGGTGGCGCTATTGATATTAATCCACCGAATCCTGTAATGAACAATGGACCAAATGGATTCTTTAGTCCAAGACCTGCAAATGCGCCTATTACTGATATGCCATCTAACACATTAGAGCTTGCAAACAAGCATGGCTTAGGTTGGGGAGGTGCATGGAGTTCGATAGACGATGCTATGCATTTTAGTGCATACAAAGGTGAAGGCGGTGCATATAGATTTAGAAAAGGTTACATACCTTTAGGTCCTACAGACGAAGCGGCACAACAAAACCAGAAACCAGAAGATGGAGAAGATTTAGCAGAAGCAACAGTTCCAGCAGAATCAGAACAGAATTTACCTGGCACACAAAATGCCGACGGCACTGCAAATGCAGACGGTGGCGATGGCGATACAGGTGATGCCAGAAGTTAAATAAATACGATATGAGCAGTTTAGAAAAAGACATATATAAAACAGTGAAAGTTAAATCCACTACAAAAGTGGATAATCCTACTACACGAGCATATAAAGGCTTTAGTACACAAAGTACAAATAAGAACGAATTTGCATTGTATGACTTTGAATTAATTAAACAAGATATTATTAACCATTTTCACATTAGGCAAGGGGAAAAATTAAGCGATCCAACTTTTGGATGCATAATTTGGGACTTATTATATGAGCCGTTTACTTCACAGATACAAACTGCGATTATAAGAAATGTTACTGAAATTGTAAATTTTGATCCACGTATATCTGTAGACGAAATAATTGTTGACACTTACGAACAAGGCATTCAAGTAGAAGCATTATTGACATATCTTCCGTATAATATTTCTGAAGCAATGCGTTTTAAGTTCGATCAAAACGCTGGTTTAGCTTAAAAGAAAAATATACGCACATTATTATCTTAGCTAAATATTAAAGTATAAGGAAGCAAAATATGTCTACAGTTGATAGACAGTCAAGGTTACTTGTAGCCGAAGACTGGAAAAGAATTTACCAATCGTTCCGCAACGCTGACTTTCAAAGTTACGACTTTGATAATCTTCGCAGAACGATGATTACATACCTCAGAAACAATTATCCTGAGGACTTTAACGATTACATTGAATCAAGCGAATATCTTGCGCTTATAGACCTTATTGCATTTCTTGGTCAAAACATCAGCTTCCGTGTTGACCTTAATGCAAGAGAAAACTTCCTTGAAACAGCAGAGCGCAGAGAAAGTATTTTACGTCTTGCACGTATGCTTTCTTACAATCCAAGACGTAACCAAGCCGCAAATGGCTTACTAAGAATAGACACTGTGCGTACTACAGAAAATGTATTAGACAGCTCAGGACTTAACTTAGGCAACATTACAGTCAAATGGAACGACAATAAAAATGCCAATTATTTTGAGCAGTTTACAAAAATTGTAAATGCGGCTTTACCAAAAACTAATAAAGTTGGTAATCCTTTAAAAAATGCTACAATCGAAAATGTACAAACTTCACAGTATAGATTTAATGCTACTAATGTTTCACAAGCTATATTTCCTTTTAGTAAAAGCATCGAAGGTGTAAGCACACGCTTTGAAGTAGTTTCATCAACATTACAAGGTGAGAACATTGTTGAAGAAGCACCGCTACCGGGTGTAAGTCCTGCTTTCTTATTCAGAGATGACGGACAAGGTGTTGCCAGTAGTAACACAGGATTCTTTATGCATTTCCGTCAAGGTAAAATACAAGACGGCACATTTAGTTTAGCTACACCTGTACCTAATCAGACAGTTGCAATTGATGCTGAAAAAATTAACGACACAGATGTTTGGTTATATGAAATAGACAGCAACGGTGTTGAATTAGATCAATGGACTAAATTAGAAGCTATAAAAGGTAATAACATAATCTATAACAGTTTGTTTAATAATATACGTAAGGTATATTCTGTAAGCACACGCATAGGTGATAGAATTAACCTTGTTTTTAGTGATGGAGTTTTTGGAGACTTACCAAGCGGAAACTACAAAACATATTTTAGATCAAGTGATAGTTTAATAGGCACAATTACTCCAGCCGCAATGGGTAACATTGAAGTTGTTATTCCTTATCAAAGCGTAACAGGTTCACAAGAAACACTTACGCTTACATTAAAATTAGCGGCTCCTGTAACAAACGGATCAGCATCTGAATCAAATAATGAAATTAGACAAAATGCACCGGCTGCATTTTACATTCAAAATAGACTTATTACAGCAGAGGATTATAACTTAGGTCCACTACAAGTAAGTCAGGATATTATTAAAACAAAAAGTGTCAACAGAGTAAGTAGTGGTATATCACGTTACTTTGATTTGAAAGATGCTACAGGCAAATACAGCAATACAAAGATATTTGCTGAAGATGGAGTACTGTACAAAGAATATTTCAATAAAACACAGGATTTTGTATTTGGATCACAAAGCGATATTGAAGGTTTAATAGTAAACACATTAGAACCTATTATTAAATCCAATAGTGTAAAGAATTTTTACTATGATAAGTTTCCAAAAATTAATGCAGAAGATTTAAATGCGGCTTGGTCAAATGTAAAAACAGCTACTAATGAAATTACTGGTTACTTTTTAGATGTAAACAGTTCTCCTTTACCGGTAGGATTGTCATTTACTACAAATAACTTAAAACTTATTGAAGTTGGTGCATTACTAAAATTTAAAGCACCGGCAGGCAAACACTTTATGGTTAAAAACAACCAAAACATTTTAATGGACGGTGAAGCTGATCATAGAGATAGTAAAACTTATCTTTATGCTACAGTAGACAGCATAGTAGGCGACGGAACCACTATCCAGCAAAACGGCAAAGGTCCAATTACTTTTAAAACTATAGTTCCAGATGGTGCAATACTTAAACAAATTATTCCGTCATTATCTAAAATATTTACAGACGATATAAAAGTACAAATTATTGACAAGATGTTTGCTTACAAAAACTTTGCAATAAGATACGATTATGCTACTGACAGAGAATGGAAACTTATATTAAGTGAAAATGTAAATTCTGTAGGCAACTTTAGTTTAGGTAAAACAGGCGACATAAGCGGCCAGAACTTAGATTCAAGTTGGATAATCAACTTAACCACAGATGGACAAAAATACATTATTACACACAGAAATGCAAGATACAATTTTGAAAGTGCCAATGAAGTAAAATTCTTCTTTGATTCAGCAGATAAAATTTATGATCCATCTTCAGGAAAAACATTTAGAGATACAATTACAGTATTAAACATTAATACTAAACCTGACGAACTTACTCCTTTCAACTATGACCTGCGTTGGTTAATAGACGATGCATATAGAGATGCAGAAGGATATATTGACACAAGGAAATTACAACTTACATTCCTTGACGATGATGACAATGGTGTTTTTGATGATCCTGAAGTATTTGAAGAAATTGTAAAACCTGAAACAAATGTTAGTACCAAATATATTTTCCAAAAAAGATATGTAACTACAGACGGTGTTGAAAGTTTCAAGTATATAGATAATATTGCAGGCGAAGTTACAGTAGTAACTAACGAAGCTGGAATAGCACCTTACAGTTCAAGAACTGAAGGACAAATTTTTTACTTGATAGAAGAAGCAGTATTTAAAATACTAAACAAGTCTGCTAACAATACAGAAATTACAACAGAGTACAAAGCATTTATAGGTAGAGACAAACTAAAATTTAGTTACAGCCATGTAGCAGATAGTAATCATAGAATTGATCCAAGTGTAAGCAATATTATTGATACATTTGTATTGACAAATAGTTATGATACTGCAATGCGTAATTACATTTCAAGCACTACAGCGTTATTACCTATACCGCCAAGTAATGATGAATTATTTAGAACATATGGTGCAAAAATAAATGCAATTAAATCTATAAGTGACGATGTAGTTTACCATCCTGGTAGATATAAAGTACTGTTTGGTAGCAGAGCAAATGATAGTTTACAAACAATATTCAAAATTGTAAAAAACAGTGCATTGGTAACAAACGAAAATGAATTAAAGTCAGAAATTGTTCAAGCAGTTGATGCATTTTTTGAATTAGAAAATTGGGACTTTGGAGAAACTTTCTTCTTCCAAGAATTAAGTTCATACATAATGAATAAATTATCTCCAAAATTAAGATCAATAATTGTTGTTCCAAGACAAAAAGATCAAGTATTTGGTAGCTTGTTCCAAATTAAATCAGAAATGGATGAAGTTTTTATAAGTGATCTAAAAGTTTCTGATATTGAAGTCATAGATGAACTTACAGCAAGTAGCTTGCAAGCAACCGGTACAGTCCTTACAAGTGCAGATGCCGGTGTTACAACAAA